TCATTCCATTTCGAGATCATCAATTTTCACTTCAAGCTCAAGGCTGGTAACAAAGCCGTTATCCGGGCCGATAGTGTGGGTCAGCGTGGTTATGGTCCATTCCGCATCATCTATTGGCTGTTTAAAGCCGCTGACCTTTACCGGCATTTCCGTATAGAGATCGGCCCGACCCTCTGCGAGCTGCAGCGAGAATGACGCCACCCCGCGCTGCAGCCGTTCCCACTGCATCTTTGCCGCCCGTTCAGCGTTAGCCCTGTTTGCGTAGGTCCGGTTAAGTACCAGCACGTTTTCATCCGTCCCCACCAGGTAGTCCCCCTGCTTAGCCTCCGGCTCCTTTGGTTTTGCGGTTTTCTTCCGGTGCCGGCGCTTAACTTTCGTCACTTCTTTTTTCTTTGGCTCGCGAGTGTGCAGCCAGCTGGCAATCACCCCGGTATAAGCGCCACGGTCTGCCAGAGTAAAGCGGTGCCCGTCACCGTCCTTTCGGGTGATGGTCACTACCGGCAACGGCTTACCGCTTGCCGTTCGCCCCTGGCCCTGCCGGATAAACAGCAGGTTGCCGTCTTTGACGGATGCTATAGCCCCGTACTGCCGCGCCAGTTTCATCAGAAAACTCGCGTCACTTTCATTTGTCTGGTCCAGGTGATCCAGCGGCCGGTCAGCCAGGTCCTGCCCGATAGCCATTTTCAGGTTATGGCGGGCCGCGATTTCCCTGACAACCTCCCCCACGGTTGTCTGATGCCAGGACTTCTCACGGCGGATATTCAGGGTTGCCCGGAAATCAGCACTGCGGGCACGGATGGTGAGGCGATCAGGGGCGCCGCTGTGTTCAATTTCATCCACTGTAAACGAGCCTTTAGGGAAAAGCGGCTGCCCTTCCCACCCCAGCGCAAACTGAATGACCGCACCGCGACGCGGCAGGACAATCTGCCCGTCCGCGTCGTCCAGTTCCAGATCAAGCTGGTCCGCTTCAAAGCCCCGGTTGTCAGTGAGCGTGACACCCATCAGGCGGTTATCCAGCACGGTTGTAACGTCCTTGCCTTCGATCACAATACTGAAGCCCGGACTTCTGCCGTACAGGCTCAGGAGTTCAGAACTAAAATTCACTGCAGTAGCCCTCCAACCGTATTTTGAATATCTCCTATCGCAGACGTTGCGGTGTCTTTCAGGTTGCTGAGCTGGTCACTCAGGCTGCCAAATATTTCAGACAGCGATTCATCCACCCGCTTGAGCGTCAGCGTGAACTCAATCCGCCGCGGCATCCCGCTTTCGAAAAACTCCGTCTTTGTCTGGCCCAGGCTCTCGATCACAAACATGCCGTAAATCGTCCCGCTGCCCTCAATCAGGGGCCAAGCCTTGCCCTGCTCTGCCATCTGCTCCAGCGCCAGCAGGGACAGCCTGCCGCCGGTGATTTCCGGCAGCAGCACGCCGGAAAGCGTCAGCGAGTCGTTGTCCGGGCCAAGAAACTGCGTTGACGGGCGGCGATTAACGCGGCTGTTAACCGCGTGCCGCCAGCTGCGCTGATACTGCAGCTCCTGATACGGCACCGTGCGCAGCATGAAAACGTATAACCCCAGCACCATCATCATGCGTCATATCCCCCCTGGTCACTGTAATTGCTGCGCGCCTTCGCGCGGGTGCGGCGTTCGCGCTCGTCGAGCTGGCGGGCAACTTCACGCGCAATATCCTGCGGGTTCTGCCCTGGCTGCGCATAAATCGTGATCGGCGCGTGCGTCTCAAAGTGCATCACTGCGGGTGCGCGGTCAGTCTTCGCGGGCTGGCTCTGTTGATATGCCATGGCGGGAAGGCTGAACGGATGCAGGGGCGCAGCTTCTGCAGGTGCCGCCGCCATGCCCAGGGTTCCGGCCACAACCGAAGCCAGCGCCGCCGTGCGCCGCCTGCTGGTCACGTTTGCCGGGCCGTTCACGATTTCGGGGCCATTCTCACCGACAACGCCAAACTGGCCGCGCGGGATGGCACCGCCGTCGTCATACATGCCAGCAAACCCCATCATGGGGAAGCCGCCGGGCGGCAGCACCACTTTCCCGTCGCCGTTCACCGTGGCGGGCTGCTGCTTCACCACCTGCTCCGGCAGCTTCGCCTTTGCCGCCTCTTTGCTGACTATGCCGAGTTTTTCAAGCAGCCACGACACGCCAGTTTTAAGCGACTCCAGCGGGTGCATGACCATGTTCAGGCCTTCGGCCAGGGCCTCACCGAACCGCCGCCCCATAGAGGCCGCGTTATTCAGTTCGGCAGCCGTGGATTTGACCGGCGTCAGCAGGTCGCCAAACCATCCCCAGAGTGCCCTGACCTTATCGCCAATCCACTCAAACACCGGGCGCAGGGGCTCAAACGCTTCACTGATTGGCCCTGCGGCAGCTTTAAACCCCTCCACCACGCCACCCAGAAATACGCTGATAGGCTGCCAGTATTTCCAGACAACCAGTGCCACACCAGCCAGCGCAGCCACAACCAGCCCTATCGGGCTTAGCAGCGCTCCCAGCAGGCCAGAAATTCCATAAAGCGCAACGCGAAGTAATGCCAGCGGGCCGGACACCAGGAAGCGCAGCACGCCACCGGCGGCGGATAACCCGCCCCGTAATGCTGCCAGGGGGTTCATCACCATACCGACAACATTACGAATACCCGCCATTCCGGCGCGTAACAGGTTAAGCGGGGCACCGGCTAACGTCTTTAGTGCATTGCCCGCCACCCCGGCGGAACGCCGCAGCGCATTCAGCGGAGCAGTCAGCAGATTAGAGCTACCGCCAGCTGAAGCCATCCCGCGACGTAGCACGGAAAGCGGTGCATTTGCCAGCCAGGACAGCGCGCTGCCGGTGCGCGTAACTGCAGTGAATACGGACGGAAGCGTTTTTACGCCCAGCATGGACAAACCAAACCGGATCACGGCAATCGGCCCCAGCACCGCTGCCACTGCAACGGCCAGCGTGCCCAGCGCCAGCGTGATTGCGGCGGTGGCGGCGGCAACTTTCATCAGCGTGCCTGCCAGCTCCGGGTTGGTTTCTATCCAGCGCCGCAGCCCACCCGTTACGCTTTTGACGTAATCCATGATATCCATCAGCGGCTGGCGCAGCGTTTCGCCCAGGCTGCTGAAGGCGTTCTGCGCACCCGCTTTTACCAGCATCCACTGCGCAGAAAGCGAATCCTTGTTAATGTCGGACTCTTTCTGCATCGAGCCGTTTGCACTATTTCCGGCTGTGAGCTGCAGCTGGCGGCGCAGTTCCGGCAGGTTGTTAGCCAGCTTTGCGGCATCGTCGCCAAACTCCTTGCCGAAAAGCATCGTCATGGCGGACAGGCGCTTGTCCTGCGGCAGCTTCTGCACTTTCTCCATTACCCGCAGAATGGTGCCCATGGCATCCTTCGCCATCTGCTTTTCAAGCTCTCTGGGCTTGAGCTTCAGCATATCCATGCCATCCATAAAGCGGTCACTTTGCATGGTGGCAATGGACAGCTCGCGCACCATGGCGTTTGATGCACTGGCGGCAATTTCCGGCGCCGCACCTAATGACAGGAATGTGGAGCCAAGCGCCGCCGCCTTACGAAAGTCCAGGCGGTCAGCCACGCCACCCATACGCTGCAGCACGTCAATAATGTCCGCGCCCTTAGACATAGCGTTATCGTCCAGGTAGTTCAGCGCATCGCCCAGCTGCTCGATATTGCGGGTCGGCACCTTGTAAAGGCTGGCGATTTTACCCAGCCCTTCAGCCAGTTCATCGGCGGGCAGTTCAAACGCCGTGGCCGCTTTGGCCGCCGTACTGGCAAAGGCCAGCAGGTCACGTTTCTGGTCTTCGTAGGGATCGTCCTGATTGGTCACGCCCATGCGCGCGCCACCTTCTACCAATGCGGCATAGTCGATAGCGCCATTCTCCATCGGCAGCTGTTCGCTGGCAGCCTTGATAGCGGCCTGCATGTCATAAAACTGCTTAGTACGGTTGCCGTTATCATCCCGCAGACCGTTAACCTGCTTTGCCACGCCTTTCATGGCGTCTTCCATACTGGCATAGCTTTTCACTGCTGCCGCGACCGGCGCCCCCATTGCCAGCCCTGCCGCTGAGGTTGTGGCCCCAGCCCCGGCGATGCGATCCCGCACTTCAAGGCTCCGGGAATACCGCTCCCTGACAGCATTTACCCTGGCCTGCTGCTCACCGAGCCGTTTAAGGGATTTCTGCTGACGGTCCAGCGCCTGCCGGGTTTCGTCGGCGTTCTGGCGCAGCTCGCGCTGGGCGCTGCTGAGCTTACGGGTATCAAGTCCGGCCTCATTCAGCGCAAGGCGTTGCTTCTGGACCGACTGCCGCAGGCCGTTGTATTTGGACTGCAGTTCCGAAACGCGGTTTTTCGCCTGCTCAAGCAGACGGGCCTGCGCCGCCGTCGGGCGGTTTGTACTGGTAAACTGCGTGGCGAGCCTGGCCGCTTCTTCGCGCGCGGCTTTGAGGTTATTACCGGTGATTGCCAGCTGCGCGCTGGATTTACGAAAGCCATCAATTTTGCCCGCCTGAGCGTCTAACTCTTTCAGCCTGGCGCGGCTCTGTTGAATGGCGGTAGCCAGCTCCTTTGAGCTGGCCTGCGCAGAACGGAATGGGCGGGTGAGCTTATCAACCGCATTTAGAATCACCTGCAGGCGCAGGTTAGTGTCACTCATCGCTGGCCCCGCTTCTCTGAATCGCTTTATGCCGCCACTCCAGCACTTCGGTCAGCGGCATAACGTCAGTGATGGACGGCGGCCAGTGAAAAATGGTGGCGATATCTGCCACCAGATCGTCAACCGTCAGGCTGTCGGTAAACCGGCAAGCACCGACTTCTTCAACAAAAAAGTCACCACCTCAACGGACAGCGTGGTGAGATCGGCAGGGTCAAGCTCTGCCATTTCCTGCGCTGTCAGGGTCGGCGTGGAGATACGCGGAATGACGGTCATCATTGCGCCCACGTCCATATCCATAATGGCCTGCAGGCGGGTGCCACGCAGCGCACCGGACTGCGGTTTGCGCAGCACAATCTCTGTGATTTCGCTTTTACCGCGCTTGATGGGAGTGTCCAGCTGTACGGTCTTTTCAGTTAGGTTATCGCTCATGTTCTTTTCCTGTTAAGAGGTCACTGGCGCGGTTGTCCGCGCCGTTAAGGTTAATCAGAGGCCCAGGGCGTTACGGTGCGCTTCCATCAGGTCCGTGCCGCCAACGATTTCAATCATGTTGACTAGATCCACCTCATAGAGCACTTCGCCGTTGATGGTCAGCTTCGCGTAGCTGTTGGTGCTGCTGACTTTGGTGGTATTGCTTTCGCCGGTCTTCCACTCGCCGGAATCCAGTTCCTTGTGGCGTCCGCGCACAACCAGCTCTACCGCCTGCACTTCCCCGGTGTCGTCACGCTGAATGGAGCCGGTGAAGCGCAGCTGAATGCCGTCCACCGTTGCAGCTCCCATCTGCTTGAATAACAGCAGTTCAGTGCCGCCGATGGAAAATTCCGTATCCAGCGCGCCGTCATCCAGCCCCAGATCGATATCCACCGCACCGGGCATACCGCCGCCACGATACTTCTCAAACTTGCGCGTAAATTTCGGCAGGGTTAGTGACTCAACGATCCCCTGCCAGTTGTTCCCGTCATTGAACAGGTTCAGGTGTTTTAACTTGCGTGGTAAAGCCATGTTGCCTCCTTATGCGCTGACCTGGCTGGCAAAATTCATCAGGTACTGATCGGTGATGCGCTGGCGCAGCATCAGGTTTTCCAGCGGTGGCACCGGCGTGTAGTCGTAGTCGATAGTGAGCTTCCCGGCCTTCAGAGAGTCTTTATCGTTCACGGATTCATCCAGCCAGCAGTCCGCACCAATGAGATAGCCCTGGCTCACTAGACTGCGCATTTTGGCGCGAATACCTTCGATAATGTCGCGGGCCAGCGAGGGGTTAAGCGGCTTATCCACCGCCCACATATGCGCCTCAGCGATGGTGTCAGCCAGCACCTGCGCCGTGCGGGTGTAGTTTTCAAAGGCAAACAGCGGATCGTCACTGAGGCAGCGGGAGCCCCAGAAACGGAAGCCGTCTTTGCGGATCAGAGTGGTCACGTCGTTCTGGTTCAGTAGGCCCGCATCAGTGGCCGGGTCCTGCAGGTCCCAGAACACATCTGCAGAAATGCCGGTGACGCCGTTTACGCCCACGTTGGACAGGGTTTTGTGCCAGCCTGTCTGCTCGTCAATTTTGGCGCGCAGGCCGAGCGCACGGGCGGTGGCGTAAGCCGTTGCGTCCGCATTCAGCACGGTGTCAAAGTTGATGAAGTCAGGCCAGATCAGCATCCCTTCGCGCTGGCTGAAGTTGTCGCGGTAGGCAATAGTCTCCTCCACCGTTTTACAGCCGTAGGCGGACACGTAGGCAAATCCGCGCAGGCTCTGCGCCACATTGAGCAGTTCAGTGGCAACCGCCTGCGTATCATGCCCGGGTACACCGAGAATGCGCGGCTTAACGCCGAGCTGCGACTGAGCAGAAAGCAGCGCTTTAATGCCCGTCTTTTTCCCTTCAGCCGTTACGCCGCCGATAATATTGGAGGTGGTTTCTTCTTCGGTTTCGCCCTGCGCCACGCGCACGACAACAGTCACAGGTTTTGCCTGGTCGGCAATCGCATCCAGCGAGCGGGCCAGCGTGCCGGAATCGCCTGCTTTGCCGCTGGCGGTCAGTACGTCAGTCAGCAGGACAGGCTTATTGAGGGGGAACACGGACGCATCGGCATCATCGCCGGTGCAGATCATGCCCACGATGGCGGTGCTCACCGTGGAAATGGATCGGGTGCCATCGTTGACTTCAACAACGCGCACCCCGTGGTGGTAATCCTGAGCCATAAGGCAGTCTCTCCGGTTACAGGGGGTGTGCCTATGTTCTGGATATTAAGCGGGCAAAGCACGCGCCGGACTGTGTGTGGGAAATGACACAATGGAAGGGGAAAAAACCTGCCGGTGCGGGGTGAAACCTAAACTTCCGGCTTTTCAGGCCAGATTATGTCAGATGCTCTGGATATATCCACGGCGTGCAGGGCATCAAGATAATTCAGCCACATTACATAAGATACCCGCTCAGTATCCTTAAGCCGCCCCAGCGCCGCTTTGCCAGGCCACTGACTGTTATTCATGACAGTGTTGGCATTATCAATAAGCAGCGATCTCTTTTGTTCGGCGAGCATGATTTCATCATCGCGGGTAATTTCCCTTTCCTTCAGGCAGGGTGGTAGCGTGGTAAAGTCAATACGCTTTCCCTCTGCCTGCCCGGCTACCAGTGACTGCCATTCCGCAATATCAATTTCATGGGCATCCTCAGGAAGTGTCGAAACTCCTTCCGCATAAAAGCCCTGTGTTGCTTGTGAGAAATACATTTTCATTGTTTATTCCTGCCTGAGCCTTAGCGACCAACCGCAATAAACAGGCAGCCAAAACTGCCCGTACCGTTAGTTACTTTCACTAAAGCCTTTGATTTATCAGAAAGCTTTGCGTTGTATTTGAACGTTGGTGCTGCTGTGGGTGAGGAGTCCGACCATAGGACGCTGAGCCCCATTACCGTATCGGGAAAAGAAACGGGAAAGGTTATGGCAGTACCATCGCTGTCCGTGGAGTAAACAAAACCGCTGAAAGCCTGCACGATAATTCCGCCTGGCAGCTTGAACCAGTTCTGGCCGGACAGGAAAAAGCTCATATCAGGGATTTGCCCTGCCGCGTTACCGACATTAAGTTTCGCCGCACTCCCCAGCCCGAGATAGCTGATAATCGCCGCCGCATCCTTGCCCGATAAATCAGTCAGCGTGCCGTCAAGCGGCTGCTTGCCAGCAAGGGCATTGGTCATAGTGGTGGCGAAGTTGGGATCATTGCCAAGCGCAGCAGCTAATTCATTGAGTGTATCGAGGGCGGCGGGCGATGATCCAACCAGCCCGGCGAGCGCAGCTTTCACAAATGCAGTGGTTGCAATCTGGGTTGTGTTATTCCCAGCGGGCGCCGTTGGCGCTTTAGGCGTGCCGGTTAACGTCGGACTCTCTTTGGGTGCGTACTGACTGTGGGGGTCCGCTGCGGCAAGGTGTTTTGCCATCAGGTCATCCACATACACCTTCAGCTCCAGCACCTTGTCATCCACGTACTTGCGGGTTGCCAGCACCACTGCAGGGTCAATTTTCAGAGTAATGTTTTCGGTACTGCTGGTAATCAATACCATGCGCACCGTCTGCGTGCGGCCGCTCCCTTCTGCCAACTGCGGTTTGTAGCTCTCCGGGCAGTTTCCCACTGCGATCAGCGCGCCCGTTTCGTCAAACAGCCCAACCTCACGAATCCACCAACCGCCCTCCGTTTCAGGAATCACCTGCTCAGCAATAATCTGGCTGCTGTTCTGCGGATCGATGTAAAGCATGTTCAGGTCAGCGCGCCGCTTTTCTGAAACCAGCTTCGTCTGTTGTGCGCTGGGAGTTGGAAGCACGCCGCCGCCATCCCCCACCGCCATCTGGGTAATTTTCAGCGGCACACCGAGCGCGGCAGCGCTTGCCAGTTTCGCCGCGCCAATATCCGTCAGCAGGGTATAAAATTTTGCGCTCATGGGTTCACTCTCATTGTATCGATAACATGGACGGCGCCGCCCTCGTAGGCAGTGCCACCGGAAATGATGGTTTCGTTGATATACGGGTAAATTGTGATTTCTTCGCCGGTGTAAGTGGCAGCCCCAACGAAATATGGTCCGCTCGTCTGCAGGTTTATGGACATGCCGATCAGATGTCGACTGCAGGGTTTGGCGTCACCAATCAGGCGCTCCAGCTCCAGATAGGTTTCCTCGGTTATGCCCTGGTCCTGCACCCCGATATCCAGGCGAAACGTGCCCGGCGCCTCGCCGGTCTGCCACCATTCAATAATGCGGATCAGAAAGCCGAACGGCTCCACCACACGCCGCACAGCACTGGTTGTGCCCTTGTGCTGATGGATATAGAACGCATCCTGCACCACGCGGCGCTTCACGCTCTCCGCCCATCCTTCGTCCCAGCGATCAACCGAAAAGGCCCACGCCAGATACGGCAGAAACTTGACCGGGCATGTTGCCGGATTCCATAAATCCCGCAGCGGCACCTGCAGATCGGAAATTCCGCTGCAGGTCTGAGCAAGTCGGCGCTCAAGCGGCGATGAGCCAGGAGGAAGCAGACTATTCATCCGTTCCCCCGTTGGTTACGCTCCATTCCGTACATGAAGCGGCTTGTGTCTTATCCAGCACCACATCAGCGAGCGGCGAGGCCAGCTCAACACGCTGCACACCTTCAACATGCAGCGCGGCATAAATAGCACTGCGGCGAATATCACGCCCCAGCCTCGTCTGGCTGGCGATATATTTCTGCAGGCTGGCTTTTGCCGCCTCCATCACCGGCTCAGCTTCTGGCCCCGGGTAAAGAAAGATCGTCGCATCCACGCTGTACGGAATGATTTCAGCGCTGCGCACCGTCAGACGGTCAGCAACCGGCCGCACGTTCTCACTGTTAAGCGCCTGTTCAACCACAGCCAGCAGATCCGCCGCAGCCGTTCCGTCGCCCTCACGGCTCAGCACAGTAAGCACCACCTCCGCCGGGGCCGGGCTGGTTGCGCTGGCGTCAGCCACTCGCCCGTCAGCGCTTTTAGCGTGAAACTCGTAAGCTCCCGTTGGGCCTGCAACTGACAGCCCTTCAAAAGCTGCAGGAACACGCTGACGCAGAGCCTCGTCACTTTCCATCACGGCAGCAACCGGCGGTACCGCGTCGTTATCTGCAGGAATAACCGTCAGACGTTTTACGTTGCAGTTACCGGCCAGCTGATCGAGATCACTCCCCATGGAATAAGCCACCATGACCGCCTGCGCCGCCTCGTTAATGCGCTGACGCAGGAGGATTTCACGATACGCATTTTCCTGCAGGAGCTTGGTCACGGGTTCAGACTCCAGCTCAAGCGTGCGCCTTACCGCGTCCTGCTCGTCTGCCGGATAAAGGGCTACAAACGCGGCTTTCCGTTCGTTTAGCAGCGTTTCAAAATCTGGCACATCCACTATCTGCGGGGCGGGCAGCTGGGAAAGGTCAATGACTGCCATTGTCTGCTCCTGTTGATACCGAAAGTGAAACCGACGCGCCGTTATCACGCTGCCCGGTAAGCTCAACCACCATCGAACCATCAAAACTGCTGTTTATGGTGATGGAATCCATGGTAAGCCGTGGCTCCCAGCGACTCAGAGCCACATAGACCGCAGACATAACCTGCAGGCGCAGCGCCGGGTTCTGCGGCTGGTCTATCAGTTCAGACAGAAGCGAGCCGTATTCCCTCCTGGCAATGCGGCTCCCCTGCGGGGTCAGCAGAATATCCCGGACCGACTGGCGCAGGTGGTCCGTGTCGGTAATGGCCCTGCCGTTGCCCTGACTCATGCCGATATACAGCGTCATACCGGACCTCCCGATGTATCACCGCCGGACTTAACGCCGGTATGACCGTGTTTATCGACTACGATCCCGTTAGAACTCATGGCGCCGCCGCCCTGGGTGACGCCACCATTGATCACCACCTCGCTGTTTATGCGCGTGTTGCTTGCTTCCACCACAAATTCCCCCGTTTTCAGGGTTATGTTATCTGCAGCCTCGATCACCATGGATTTGATGCCCCGCACATGCCAGCGGCCGGTCGCGGGTTCATATTCAAACCAGCCACCGTCCGGGTATTCCGTTACGCAGCCGTCCACAGAGTCCGACGGCGGGGCGAACTGGTTGGAATAGATCGCAGGTAAGGCAAAAGCTGTTTCCAGATTGCCGCCCATACTCAGCACCACCACCTGCTCATCCGGCGACGGGCACCACCATGTACGGGCACCGCCTGCACGCAGTGTCAGCCAGTTAATCCAGTTGGTTTCAAGCTCGCCCACTTTCACCCGGCACAGCCAGTTTTCCCGGTCCACTTCGGTTACGGTGCCGGTGCGGATCAGGTTGGTGATAAGGCGCATGATTTCGGTTAGTTGTGCATTCATACTGCGATGATTGAACAT